GGCTGTGGGGCTCAAAGCGCAACAAAAACGGGCGGAGCGGGTCGAAATCGACGAGCAATGGCTACTGGCGGAATACCTCGAGCTCCTCGAGCTCTCCAAGTCGGCGGGAAGTCTCGGAATATCACGCCAATGTTTGCAGGATGTCGCGAAAATTTCCGGCTACTGGAATGAATCGAGGTCTTTAGATATCAACGTTGTAGAGGATTGGCGGCTAGTAGAGCTGAAATCCGGCGATCTTCTCGAATTATTAGAAATAGCGCGCGGGGGCGGCTCTGGGGGCCGCGGGGACGCGTCTAGGGTCCTAGAATCGGCCACAAGTGGCACCAAATCGCGCGAGGTCGCGCCTAATCTTTCATTACAGGAAGGAACATAACAACCCACTCAGTTGCGTTTGGCAAGTCATACCCCACCCCTCCTACTAAAACCTAACAGGGTACGTGGGAACATAACAAAACGAGCAAGCGTGAGGTAACTATTGCTGTTAACGCTTGCGAATACCGGCTATCCGCAAACCGCATTCCTCAAGTCAATGACATACACAGGTATAGCGGCGTAACCCATAAGAATAGCTATAGGCGTAACCGCCCCTGCATTCTTATGAATTACATCCTGATTTTCTTTTCCTGTTGGGGCGGGGATTCTTGGGGGGATCGTCTTGATCCCTCTTTCCCCTCCCGGTTTTTCTCTATCGCAAGAGGGAGTCCCTGATCTCATGTCACCAAAGACCCAATCCGGTTGCCAGGTACCAGTATAGTTAAGGTATAGGACAACTTCCACCCGATAAAATCTCTCATTTCACCTTCGGTCACATGTAACCAAACTTGTAACCGGTGTAACCATTGACTTCTCTCAGCAAAAGGTTACACTAGGGAGGGCTTTAGGCCCTCCCGTGTAACCGCCTTTTTTTCTTTGCTACTTTCTTTTTTTTGTAACCTCCTAGTCGAAATACCGGCCGATGGGTTATTTTAATATAGGGCGTGAGGAATCTCCCCTAGCTTTCCTTTAACTTACTGGGTCTTGCGCCTCATGGAGCTTGATATGTGTAAATCCTGTGGATGTCACCGAAAGCGTCGTCGCTATGCCAACTAAGGTAACCGGAAAGGGTAAGAACCGTCGGGTTGTCGTTAAGCCCTATCGGACATCAAAACCCAAGAAGAAGAAATAACGGGACGGTAAACGTGATTCTTGATAGCCGTGAGGCTCATATGGGCGAGGCAGCGCGTCGTCTGGAGCGGGAATTCGCCCGCCGCAATTTCGTTTCTCCTGACGGCCGAGAGCCTTGTTTCCTTGATTTCGTAAAAATACTCGAAACTCATCGTTTTGATAAGAAGTCGGGTGGTGCTGCGCCGTTTGAGCAATGGGAATATCTCATGGAGCTCGCTCGGATGTTGGTGGAGTCCCGCCTTGTTGTTGTTTTAAAGGCTCGGCAGCTCGGTTTTTCCTGGACTACTGCGGCTTATGCTGCCTGGTTGATAACTTTTTCCCCTGGGACGAATGTTCTGATGATATCCCGTGGGCAGAATGAAGCTTTTTCTCTTCTGGACAAGGTTCGTTTTATCCTGAGGAACCTTCCTGGTGAGTGGCAACATTCTTTTTCTCCCGATTCTCGCTCTGAGATAGGGGTCCCATCTATGGATTCTAAAATTGTGGCACTTCCGAGCACTGAGGATGCCGGTCGTTCGGAAACTGCTTCTCTTGTTATCCAGGACGAGGCTGATTTCCATGAGCATCATGCGGCGAACTATGCTGCGGTGAGACCGACAATCGATCATGGCGGCCAGATGATCATGGGATCTACCTCCAATAAGCGGGAGATGGCTTCCCTTTTTAAACAGCTTTACCGGGGGGCCCCGGAAAACGAATGGGCAACCCTTTTTATGCCGTGGCATGCGAGGCCAGGGCGTGATGATACCTGGTATGCCGGTGTTAAGGATTCTATTCCTGAGATGGAGCTGCGGTCGCTTTCTCCTGAACAGTTTATGGAACAGGAATATCCCACGAGCGAGATCGAGGCCCTGTCTCCTCCCCGCGCCCAGAGCATTTTCGACCGTGATGTTATAGCGGATATGGCCGAGGACTGTATTGATCCGGTCCGCGAGGTTGGTCCTTCCCGCATTTATCAGGAATGCAGGGCGGGCAAGCGGTATTTTGCCGGAACCGATGTTGCTTCCGGTGTCGGGATGGATTATTCCGTTACGGTTATCGTCGATAATGCTACGGGTTACGTCGTTGCCGATCTTGTTTCCAACGAACTTCAACCTGAGGATTTCTCTCTTGCCTCGATGGAGCTGCTTGAGGAATATCATAATCCGGATTGGGCTGTTGAAAATAACTTTTCAGATACTGTCCTGACGATTGCACGTGATGCGAACTACCCGCGGCTTTTCCGGCGTCGTGTCGGTCGCGGTCGTCTTTCCCGTCGTGAATATGGTTGGCGGACTGATCGGTCCAGCCGTCAACGTATGTTTGATAATCTACGTGCCGCTTTTAATGCGAACCACCTGACGATTCCTAACAGTTACGGCCTTGCCGAGTTCGCAACTATTGTTGCGGCTCCTGGTGAGAAGCCGGAGGCTATGGGTGGAGCTCATGACGATTATGTTATGGCTCTCGGTATTGCTCTTATGTGCGGTGTTGACGGTGGAGTCGGGCCCCAGGGGCGCATGGTTCGCGCGCCGGCCCTCGTTTAAGGAGTTTCTATGGCTTTGTTAACTGATCGTCCTGAGGTTGGCTCTATTCATCGGTTTCATGCTGCGATGAATGAGGTCTGGTCCGCTGCCCATACCGAATTCTCTGACAACGATGCCTTTTACGAACGTCGCTTCCAGGTCTGGCGTGCGAACTACACGGGCCGGCCTGTTTTTTATGATTCCACTCCAACTCATCTTGTCGACCATGCGGTTGCCACTTTGATGTCTTTTTCTCCCCGTGTTCATCGTGATCCTGTTGGGGATAGTGACAGCCATAAACTCGATGCAAATGCCGTGGAACATGGCCTCAAATCTGTTTTTGAATCCTCTGCCCGCGAGGAGACCGCTATTCCCTGGAAACAGGTGGCCCAGTTTCTTGTAGCCCACGGTTATGCTGTGCTGGAGGGTCCTGTTGTTGTCGGGCTTTCCGATCGGCCTACTGCACCTGACCGCACCAATTTCAGGGATGATGAGGATTTCGAGGCTGCCCGCGTGACCTACCAGGCTAGCCGCAAATCCTGGAATCCCTTTCGGATCAGGGTTCCCCATCCTACCTCGGTTCTTTTGAATCCTACCGAAAAGGACCCTAAGACTGCTCTGAAAATTTCCTCCATGACTGCCCAGGATCTTTATGAACAGAGTGTTATCAAGAAACGCCGCCAGAGGCGTAGGTATTCAGAGATTTTTGATGTTGAGGATCGTGATCCATGGGAACAGATCGAGGTCTGGGACTACTGGACCCCTTCGTGGCATGTGAAGATGGTGGCCGGCGGCGATCCTGTTTACATGGAACGCAATACCTGGGGCTTTGTGCCCTTTGTTCATGCTTTCGGCGGTTGGGGCATGGAGAGCGGTGGTGATCTCGGTAATCCCTCTGCTCTTGCTCGCGGTATTCTCACTGCCAATAAGGAAACCATCCGGAAACGTACCCAGGAAATCAGCGCGATGCACCAGATCTTGATGCGTTCATCGTGGGCTCCCATGGGAACATCCCGTGATCCCGCTACCCTTGCCCAGGCTATAGCGAATGAGGGGATTCTTGAAGGTGAGCAACAGGATTACTGGGTTATGCAGACTCCTGATATACCGGCTTGGATGCGGGAACTGCGTAACCAGACTGATAATACCCTTGAACTTGGTACTTATTCCTCCTCTCTGGCTGGTGTTCATCAGCCTGGTGTCGGTACGGTCGGTCAACAGGCTATTCTTTCTACGGCCGGTGCCCGTATTTTTGCTGCTGTCGCTCTTCAACGTGAACATATGGCCTCAATTATGGGGGCCCGTGTTCTCAGGATGGTCGATCAACTTTCCGAGCTCCGTGCCGGTGTTGGTTCTGCCGGTAATCTTCTGAAGGCTTCCCAGATTCA